GTTGGAAGCTTACGACATGAGAAAGTCAAATCGTAAAGGCGCAATCAACCTGATGACTGATCGAGACCAGATAACGGCTCGATTTGAACATGAGCGAGAGCTGACCATCAAAAGTTTAATGCTTCACCAAGGCAGCAGTGATGCACAGGTTGCCATGAGAGAAGCCTTAATTAGAAAGCTTAACCTTCTTGACGCGCAATACGCCCGTGACGCGGAGACGCCAATTCAACAGCTAGTAAGAAGTTGGCAGAATGCCACTTCAAGAATGGAAGATGCTTCGGCTTCTTGGATTGATAGCTTCTCAAACAAACTCACAGATGCTCTGGTAGATGGCAAGGCTAGCTTCTCAGACTTCGCAACCTCTGTAGTAAAGGACATCATTAGAATAAAGCTACAGAAGCAAATAGCGGGCTTGGCCAGCTTTGACTTCTTCGGTGGCGGAGCAGGCGCAGCGGCATCAGCAATGGGAACGTCTGTCACTGGAACGTCTTGGATTCCTTCCTTTGCAAAGGGTGGAATTATGTCAAACCAAGGCCAAGTGCCTTTAAATGCATATGCCAATGGCGGTATAGCAAACGCACCTCAACTGGCTTTATTCGGCGAAGGCAGAATGAATGAAGCTTACGTCCCACTTCCAGATGGCAAAACCATTCCAGTAACGATGAAAGGTCAGCAGTCTGGTGGCAATGTTCAAGTAAATGTAATTAACCAAACCGACACCGAAGTACAGGCGGAAGAAAGCCAGCCTAGATTTGACGGCAAGCAGATGATTCTAGATGTGGTGCTAACGGCGGTCGCAAGACCTGGTCAATTTAGAGATGGAATGAAAGGAGCAATGTCCTAGTGAGTAATTTTCCAACTTTGTCAAAAAAGCAGGATTCAAAATACTTTTCCGAAAGCGCCATAGACCCAGTGATGAAAACAAAAGTCGACGGGGGTTATGTAATGACTCGTGCCAAGTACACACGCACCCCTAGACGCACTTTCACGACTGGGTTCAGTCTGATCACGGATAATGACAAGGCGCTCTTACAGACGTTCTGGAGCGATGTGAAGGGCGGTTCAGATGCATTCGAGTACACACACCCAATCTCTTCAGAGTCGGTTACGGTTAGATTTACGGGGTCGTATACATTTAAGTATGCCGGTGCAGGCGACAACTATAGATGGGACGTTAGCTCAATCCAAATGGAAGAAGTTTAGTGAAAAGTTTCTCCGTAGCAACCGTTGCTGAAAAGAACAAGGTTTTTTCAGACGTGGCATTTGTCATCACCTTGGACATTAAGGTGATCAACCCAATCACAAAACTTTTAGTGGAAGAAATTCACCTAGTTAGAAATAACGAAGATATGAATTACATGGGCAACACCTACATCGCAACGCCATTTGAAATCGAGTTTGGTTCTGAATCTGGTGGCGTGCCAGAAGTTAGTTTGACCATCCCCGATTACAGCAGAGCTATTCAAGCCAGAATGCAAGCCTACGGCGGCGGAGTGGGGTTTGAAGTGGACATGATGATAGTCAATACGGGGAACTTGGATCAAGAACCTGAAAATATAGAGTGGTTTGAAGTTATCACCGCAACCGCCAGCAACTACTCAACAAGCTGGACACTCGGCACGTCAAACTCTCTATTAAGTCCATTTCCTAAAAGACGACAGTACAGGGATAGATGCTCTTGGCGCTTTAAGTCTGTCGAGTGCGCTTACTCTGGTGGTGCTTCAACTTGCGACTTATCACTTCAGGGGCCAAACGGCTGCTCTTCAAAGTCCAACGAAAAAAACTTTGGCGGCTTCCCAGGTCTAGGAAAGGGAATTACATATGGATAGCTTAGTAGGAACTCCGTTTCAATGGGGTGGTCGCGGTCCAAATACATACGACTGTTACGGTCTGGTCAAAAAGTTTTACGAAGAAGATTATCCAGATGTAATTTTGCCCGACTACATGAGTCCAGATAACTCAACCGATACAGCCGCTATGATGGCAGGCGAGATTGATCTTTGGACTGCGGTTGAGGAGGGGAAAGGTGTTGTCGTGCTAATAAAGGTTTTAGGCATGGCTTCGCATGTTGGCTACACCCTGGGAAACGACAAGTTTATTCATACTTGGGAGAATAGCGGCGGGGTCGTTATAGAGCGACTGTCTACTTGGAAAAGAAGAATTGTTGGGTACTACAAATATGTCGGAAAATAACACTGGAAGCATTATGTACGCCAGCAAGCCCACGGTGGACTTCGTTCAAATACTCAATCCATTCAATGTGTCGGACAGGCGCGTTTTTAACTTGGATTGGGAGAGAGGCAAACCGCTTTCTGAATACATGGAAGATGCGACCGAAGATCACTGCTACACCCTAAACGGATTAATAATTCCTTTTGACAAGTTAAGCGAAGTTAAGCCTTCGTCTGGCGACTCAATAGTCCTCTTTCCCATTCCGACAAAAGGAGGAGGTGGTAAAAACATACTAAGACTAGTCGCGATGGTCGCCGTTTCTATGTACGCTCCGACCCTTGCCGCATCCATGCTTGGGCCGGGCGCTAGCTCCTTTGCATTGTCCGCTATGACGGTTGGCATCAACATGGCTGGCTCAATGTTGGTCAACGCTTTGCTACCTCCGGCAATGCCAGAAGTTTCAGCTAACCCAGTCGCTAATGACTTAGAAAGTTCGCCCAGCTACGGCATCGATGGCGCAAAGAACACCTCACAAGAAGGCGCGGTCGTTCCTTTGGTTTACGGCACATTTAGAATGGGCGGCAACTTGGTCAATTCTCATGTGATTAATGACGGCGACACTCAGCACATAAGGCTTCTGTTTGTTGCCTCTGAAGGGCCGGTTTCTGACATTTCAGATGTTATAATAAACGATCAGCCTTCTGACAACTTCAACGAAGTTTCAGTTAGAAAGGACTTGGGAACTGAGGTCGGAATTATTTCAAACTCTAAATGGTTCTACGAAACCATTATACCAATAAATATTCAAAGAACATTATCTGACGAGACTTGGGTCAGACATACCACCATCAACACAGTAGACAAGATAAGGGTCGATCTGGTATTCCCCACTGGCCTTAGAAATATAGACAGCACCACTGGAGACAAGTCGGAGTTAACGGTAACTGTAGAGTTAAGATACAGACTTTTGGGAACTTCAGAGTGGGCAACTAAATCAGAATCTTTCACTGACAACACCAATTCTGCGATCAGAAAATCAATATGGATCGCCTCAGAATCAGAAGAGGGAATTTACGAAGTTGAAGTCAAAAGAACCACGGAAGATAGCAATAGCGACTTCATTGTTGACAACGTGGTTTTAAGCGACATCAATGAGGTTATTAGTGAGTTTGTTAGCATGAAGAATACAGCGGTATTCGGCATTAGTATCAAATTAACCGATCAGCTTAACTCATTGCCTAGAATTTCATTTTTAGTTAAAGGGAAACTAATATCAGTCTTTGACGGAACAACTTGGAATTCTGAGTATAGCGAAAATCCAGCTTGGATAGTTTGGGATATATTGACAAATTCCAGATACGGGGGGTCGGTTAAAGAAAACAGACTTGATTTAAATAAGTGGATTGAGTGGGCGGATCATTGCGACACGTTTAACCTAAAGTTTAACGGCGTATTTGATAGCAGGGGCAATTTGTGGGACTCACTTTCGCCAGTTCTAAGAGTGGGCAGAGGTCAAATATTTCAAGTTGGCACAAGATACTCAATTGCAATTGAAAGGGCTGAAACGCCTATGATGATGTTCAGCGTTTCAAACATAGTAGAGGGTTCTTTCGATCAAAATTGGTCGCCAATGACTGATCGAGCAAACGAGATTGAACTGTCCTACTACGACAAGGCTGACAATTACAAGCAGCACACAATCAGGCTAGCCGACGCAACCTCGGTAGATAGAGGAGATCAGCAAAAGACCGCTTCTATATCTGCTATGGGAATAACAAGTCAAGAGGAAGCTGAAAGAGAGGCTACCTTGGCTCTAAATCTAAATAGGTACATCCAGCAGAGTGTTAGCTTTGAGGCTTCAATAGAGTCA